TCTCTATTTTTATCACCGTGAAATTGGGCGTATGACACCTTGTCATACAGCGGCAAGACATCAAGGTAAGGAACAATGAAAGGCCGAAAGCCATTGCCTACAAACATTCGCCTACTTGAAGGCAATAGAGCGAAGTCACCTATGCCGGCCGATGAACCACAACTCCCGCCGTCGATACCTAGTCCGCCTGACCACCTTTCAGAGCAGGCTAAAAAGCATTGGCTCGTACTTACTGAGCAGTTACAGCGTGCTGACATCCTGACTTCGATCGATGGTGAAGGGTTGGAGATGCTTTGCGAAGCCTATACCAATTGGGTAAAGGCGAACAATGAAGTCAAAAAAGGCGGGTTTATAGTAGAGAATCCAGAAACAGGCGTCTCCAAGATTTCGCCATATGTCGCATTGTCTGATAAGTATTTCTCCCAACTGCGATACATGATCGTCGAGTACGGCATGACCCCAAGTTCCCGAGCACGCGTCAAAGTAGCGAAAAGTGCAGACAAAGCCAAAGACAAGAAATCCCGTTTCTTCAGCGACTGAAGACCCGGTAACGGGGTATGCGGTCCAGGTTGTAGACGGTGAAGTCGTTGCGGGGCCGCATGTCCGAGATGCATGCAAGCGTCACCTGAAGGACATCGAGAATCAGGAAAAGACCAGCCTGGTATGGGATCTTGATAAAGCGCGTTTCGCCATTGAGTTCTTCGAGGAAGTGCTCTGCCTCAACGGCGGCCAGTTCGAGGGCGAGCCGTTCATCATGCTGGACTGGCAACTTTTCATTCTCGGTTCACTGTTCGGATGGTACGGTCCTGACGGGTACCGGCGTTTCCGGATGGCCTACGTTGAGACTGGAAAAGGCAGCGGGAAAAGCCCTTTGGCGGCCGGGATCGGTCTTTACGGGCTGGTAGCCGACCAGGAGCCGCGCGCAGAGATCTATGCGGCCGCAACAAAGAAAGACCAGGCCATGATCCTGTTCAGGGACGCAATCGCGATGGTCGACCAGTCCGATCAGCTTCGCGATCGCCTCGTTAAGAGCGGGTCCAGCGGAAAGGAATGGAACCTGGCCTATCACGCAGCAAATAGCTTTTTCCGGCCGATATCGTCGGACAACAGCCAGTCAGGACCTCGCCCACATTTCGCACTGCTGGACGAGGTGCACGAGCACAAAAAGGGCGATGTGCTGGAGATGATGCGGGCCGGCACCAAGTCCAGGCGTCAAGCCCTGATCTTCATGATCACGAATAGCGGCACTGATCGCGGATCTGTTTGTTATGACTACCATGACTATTCGCGGAAGGTCTGTTCCGGACAGCTTGAGGATGACTCCTTTTTTGCCTATGTCTGTTCACTGGACGAAGGCGACGATCCTTTCCGCAGCGAGTCTTGCTGGCCCAAGGCGAACCCTAGCTTGGAGTTTGGAGTGCCAGGATACAAGTACATCCGCGAGCAGGTTACCCAAGCCCGCGGCATGGCGAGCAAGGAAGGCGTTGTACGGCGGCTGAACTTCTGTCAGTGGGTGGATTCAGACAGCACACTGATCAGTGCTGATGCATGGTTCCAGTGCGAGGATAAGGAGTTCAACCCGGAACTGTTGCGCGGCCGGAAGTGTTACGCCGGCCTAGAACTTGGCAGCACGCAAGACCTGACTGCTTGCGTGGTTCTGTTCGAGCCGACCGAAGTGGATCCTTTCTGGCGACAGGTCGAGTATTTTTGGGTTCCAGGTGACGGACTTGGAAAGAAGTCCGCGGATGATCGCGTGCCTTACGACACGTGGAGAAATAAAGGATTTGTCAATGCATTGCCTGGCGGTTCTGTGGACAAGAAAGATGTGGCCCATAAATTGGTAGAGATCCACGCCGAATATGAGCTCCAGACAATTGCCTTTGACCGTTGGCGCATCAAGGATTTGGAAATGATATTCCAGGACCTTGGCGTGGAGTTGCCGCTGGAACCGTTTGGCCAGGGTTACCAATCCATGGCGCCAGCGGTGGACCAGTATGAACATCTTATTATTGGCAAGACGCTGAGGCATACCGGGAACCCGTGCATGAATTGGAATGCATCGAATGCGGTTGTCGAAATGGATCCGTCTGGTAACCGCAAGTTGAGCAAGCGAAAGGCGACAGGTCGAATCGATGGCATGGTTGCGGCTGTTATGGCGGCCGGAGTCACCACACAAGAAATACAACCGCCAAGCGTATATGAGACAAGAGGAATTCTCAGTCTGTGAGATTGCCAAGCTTAAAAAAGATATTCTCCCTGCCTCGCACTTGGCGACGGGACCCAGGGCAGGAGCGCACGATATACGTGCCGCTGATGCAGGCTGGTGTCCGTGTGGACCACGAAACAGCGCTGACCTATTCTGCTGTTTATGCTGCGGTTCGGGTTATAGCCGAAACGATATCAACATTACCGTGGCGCGTTCTTCGACTGAATCCTGACGGCACCCGAGAGCGGCTACCTACGTCACCGGTTGAGCGTGTTCTTAATGTTCGACCGAATCCGGAAATGTCACCGTTTTCTTTTCGGGAGACTATGGTTTCCTGGGCTCTGACGTGGGGCAATGGTTATGCCGAGATCGTGCGCGATGGTGCAGGCCGCGTAACGGAACTATGGCCGATCGCGCCGGACCGGGTTGATGTGCGGCGTGATGATTCCGGCGCTTTGGTCTATGAGATCAGAAACAACCGGGGCGAACGAACCTACCTACCATCGTCCAGTGTGTACCACCTGCACGGGCTCGGTTATGACGGGCTTGTTGGGTATTCGGTGATCACGCTCGCCGCGCGAAACATCGGGCTTGGGCTTGCTTCAGAGCAATTCGCAGGGTCTTTTTTCGCCAATGGCGCCGTGCTTAGCGGGATAGTTGAACATCCGGGTCACCTTAGCGACGTGGCACACGCGAATCTGAGGAAATCACTGGCTGAGAATACGGGCCCGAAAAACGCATACAAGCCTATGATTCTTGAGGAGGGCCTAAAATGGACACAGATAGGTATTCCTCCAGAAGATGCGCAGCTGCTGGCTACGCGCCAGTTCAGTGTGATCGATATTGCACGTTGGTTCAGGGTCCCGCCGCACAAGCTTGCGGATCTTGAGCGCGCAACCTTCTCCAATATCGAACACCAGGACCGTGAATTCGTGGTCAATACCTTGATGCCATGGACAATCCGCATGGAGCAGGAAGCGGATTACAAGTTGTTTCCAAATCGTGGAAATGCAGCCTACACCAAACTGCAGGTCAATGCGTTAATGCGTGGCGACTCCCAGGCACGGGCTGAGTTCTACCAGAAAATGGCAAATATGGGTGTGTTTTCGATTAACGAAGTACGCGCACTTGAGGACATGGATCCGATCGGACCTGACGGTGACAAGAGATTGGTCCAGATCAACCAAACGACCCTGGAAAAAATAGGAAATGATGACCCAGAGGATACTGAGCCGACGATCGCGCCAGCGCAGGACCAGAGAGGCGCGCACGTGCGACTTGTGCAGGATGTCCTGGCCCGCGTCATCAAAAAAGAAATGCACCGAGCGGAAACCGCCGTCGACCGATACGACGACCGAGAATCCATGTCGTCTTGGATCGATTCGTTTCTTGGCGGATCCACTCCAGAAATGATTCGGGATTATTTGATGCCGGCGTGCGCCGCGTATGCATCCACCATTGGCGCGCCAGAACAGGCATGCAGTTCAGCGCTTAACGCCTATGTTGATCAACACCTGATTAATACCAGGGACGCCATTTGGTCACTCTATGACGGTGACGGCTGGCCTGGCGCGCGCGATTACGCCGGCGCCGAGTACATCATCGCGCGAATATCAGATTACGCCATGCTTGGCGCCGAAAACGGAACCATACAATGAAAGTTATCCACAACAAGGCCGAAAAGTCTGCCGAGATCTATCTTTACGAAGACATCGGCGCAGGCTGGTTCGGTGGCGTGAGTTCGAAAGAATTCTCTGACGAACTGAAAAGCGTTGGTCAGGTTGACACGATCAATCTACGCCTGAACAGTCCAGGCGGGTCCGTATTCGACGGTATTGCGATCTACAACCTACTTGTTTCAAATCCTGCGAAAGTGACCGTACACATTGATGGGCTTGCCGCGTCAATCGCGTCAATCGTGGCAATGGCCGGCGATGAAATCCGCATGGCCGAAAATGCGCTAGTGATGATCCACAATCCTTGGACTGTGGCTATAGGAGAAGAGGACGATCTTAGGAAAGAAGCGGATACCTTGGGCGCGGTGAGGGGCAGGATAATAAGAACTTACGTCAGCAGAACAACATCGGAAGAAGATCAGATATCCGAATGGATGAATGCGGAAACATGGATGAGCGCCGACGAAGCTAAAGAGCGAGGGTTCGCGGATCAGATCACCGAAGAGATGAAGCAGGCAGCATGCATTGATTGCAGCCGCTACAAGTACCGAAATGCGCCGAACATGCAGGCCACCGCAGAAGCAGAAAGGCCGCTGTACCTGGCCGCCAGGTCGAGGATTGCGCATATGCAATCAAGGCTGCGCAGGCGCAAGTTGTAACAGAATTCGCGGGACATCCAAGTGCGACGCCCCGAGGGTAATAAAGCTGTGGCAGGCCCGGCCGAGGTACCCACAAACTCAAACCGTAACGAGGAACTATCATGAAAACCTTAGCAATCGCTTTAGCGGCAGGGTCTGCCGGTAATATTTATGCAGACGCAGGCACTCCTATCGAGGAACTGCAGGACCGCTTGCTGGACCTGCAGGAGCAGGCCCAGACCATCCAGGCGAAGGTCGACGCTGAAAAGCGCGATCTGAACGAAGACGAACAGGCCGAGCTGGATACCATCTTCGCGACATTCGAAGAGACTGAGGCACAGATTGAGCGTCGGCAGCGCATCGCCGCACAGGCCAAGAAGCTGCAGGAATCCGTGGGCCGTCAGACTGACCCGCAGGACCCGCAGCCACAGAATGCTCCACGTGACCGCGCACCGCGACAGCCGCGAATCCAGATGCCCGAGGAACGCGGCCGCTGGGGATTCAGGAACTTTGGCGAGTTTGCCACTTCCGTACGCGCAGCAGTCCGCGGCAGTGTCGACCCGCGTTTGATTGCCAATGCGCCCACTACTGTTAGCACCGAAGGCATCGGCGCTGATGGTGGTTTTGCGGTTCCGCCTGATTTCCGTGAGGCAATCATGGAAGCTGTAATGGGTGAGGCTTCGT